GGAAATGCCAAACGCTATAGACGAGGCTTTACAACTACACACAAAGCAAAAATAAATGCATGTGCTAAGTTAAAATATTGGGTTGAGACAGAAAAACTAGAAATAGCAAGTAAACCTCTATTAAGAGAATTAAAAACATTTATTGCACGTGGCAATAGTTATGCTGCTAAAGACGGCGAGCATGATGATCTTGTAATGTCACTTAACTTAATTGTACGTATGAGTTTAGAGGTATCTAAGTATGAAGAAGATGCGTTTGATTACCTAAACGACGATTTTGAAGATGGTGACGGGATGGAACCAATGCCGTTTAGCCTATTATAATGCAATAATTGATAAATACATTAAAGGAATACTATACAATGCAACTATCACAAGAGATTTTTAACATTCTAAAGGGTGCAAACATTAAAATAAAATTGTTTGATCCAATGGGAAATAAAACATTAGATCCTGAATTATCAGCGAGATTTTACGCATATGATAATGATTTTCTTATCACTATTAGAGAAGAAGAAGATGGAGTTGAACTAGTTGTACAAGCAGGAGCTAGTTTCAATTTTAATGAACACAACGATTTATTGAATAGTATTAAAAAGGCAGGACACAACGCTATGGCAGAATATAACATTAGAAAATTTGATAAGAATATTGAATTAAAAGACTTCGCTCACGATGTAGTAAAAGAAGACGACCGTACTGAAAAGGCAATGAAAGACATGCAACCAAGTGCAGTTACAGGCTATTACGAGATTACAGACTTCTGGAAAGAACACACGCAGATGTGGGACAAAAGTGTTGACGAAGTGATGCAAATGATTTATGAGTGGACTTGGATTGAAATGACAACAGCCACTAGAGACAGAGATGAATTAGCAAAACGTACATTAGCAATAGTAGTTGACGCATTGAGGAACAAAAAAGACGATATGACATTTGATGACATGCTTGCTCAATTGGAATCAAAAAATGAAGATGTCCGCAGATTAAGAGAACTATCTGGTATTGCAGAAGCTCCAAACGAAGGCACACAAGGTTGTGCAGATTGCGAATGGATTAAAGACGAAACAGACGGCGACATTGATACATGTGATGAGTGTGCGGCAGAAAAGCGTCAAACTAATGAATCAGAAAAGCGTTGGAAACAAACTAGTATGTCTCCAGAAGAAGCAATTGAAAAATACGGCAAAGAAAACGTAAAAGTTAAAAAAGGTGCATTGCGTAATGGCGATGACATGGTAGAAGTATTTGTTGAATCGATAAATGAAGGCGGAAATTCAGTAGAGGCATTTATGGCACATGTAGTTGATCATGCTAAAGAAATTCAAGCAGATAACTATAGAATGACTGATAGTTCATATTATGAATTCACAGATGAAATAGATACAGATGATGAAGAATTTATGAGTATGCCACAAGTGCAAGCTATATTAAAAGCAATACCACATGTGGATATGGAAAACACAGATATTAAACATGCAATTGATGTTTTAGCATCAGGCGAATTACTTGAAGCAGAAACTGAATCATATTCACCAGGTGATGAAATGGAAGATGGCGTAGTAAGTAATTGCTGTGGCGCTCAATTAATGGACTACAATGATGGACATGGTAGATGTTCAGATTGTAAAGAAATGGCAGCTGGCGAACCAGATGAAGAATACTACGAATCAGAAGTAAGCAGATTAAAAGAACTATCTGGTATTACAGAAGCTCCAGGAAAGGGATCTTTCTCTTTTGGTCCAAAAGATCCTCAGAATATGTCCCCTAAAGATATTACAGACCCAAATGCTGCATTAATTCATAAAGGTTCAACAAGAGGTGTAGATGATCCTTTTGATGCAAGTGGAACTGGACATGCAGATGGTATTGGCTGGAGTCAAAATGAATTAGACGGTGCAATGCAAGGATTTAAAGATGTATTAGGCACTGAAAACCAAATACAAATTAACAGATACTTAGCTAAATTACCTCTTAATATTGCAAAAGATATTGCCGACCAGAATGGATATGGCACATACACAAATCCAGAGACTGGTGCAAGAGAAAATCCAGATTCAATGATCGGCGGTTATGATCATATTGGTAATCCTAACTATGGTACAGATGCTATGGATCCAGAAACTATTGCTAAAATTAAAGATCCTAAATGGAGAGATACTTTCAACATGCAAGATCCTAAATTTAAAAATATTAGACCTACTGTAAAACCAACTGTAAAACCAAAATTACGCCCAAATAATTTAGGCGAAGGTTATACACCTGCAACAGGTAGTATGAAAACAAGTTATATTCAATTACCAGAAAACACTAAACTTATTATTAAACATACAAAAGGTGTTAATGAAGAAGTGCGTGGTAGCAGATCACGTAACATCAAAGCATTGTTTATTGAAAACAGTGCAGGAGAGAGATTTAGATTCCCACACAAGTATTTACAAGGTGCTAAAGCTATGGCCAACCATGTAAGCAATGGCGGAACGCCATATGATGCAATTGGTGAATCAATTATCACTTTATGTACAGAAGTAGCACAATGTAGTCAGTTTTTGAGACATGTGCGTACAAACAAATTAACAAACGAAGGCAATGAAAACATTGTTGAAACAGTTAAACAAAAATTAAAAGAATTTAAGAATACAGTTAAGAGTCTACAGACTTCAAGAGGTTATAACGACTATCAAGCACCTACTACTGCGATTGTAGAAGACAATGATAAAGAATCGGTTGACTTAACTGACAAGTTCATGTATAATACATTTGAGACTGCAAATATGGATTCAGTCTTAGAAACAGTAGCCCGTATTATAAAGGAGAGAGACAGTATGACAGATCTAACTAAAAGTAATATGAATCGTTTATACGATATGATTAAAAACAAGGAAGATTTCAAACTTAACATTGATCCAAATGATCCAGAACATCCTGATAATGAAGATCCAATTAAATACTCAGGTGGTAATGGTGCAATGGCTAAGTTAGTATCACACTTATCTTTTCTAGCAATGAACAGTAAAAATGACGAAGTATTTAACTTACTAAGTCAAATTTCAGGCGAAATGTATAGCTTGCCAAAAGAGCATGTTGTATTATTGGCCAAAATTGCAAAATATTTAGACAAAAATAACAAGGCTCCGGCAAAGGAACCAGCAATGGAAGATCTTGCTGAAGCTACGTTAAATAATCTAAGAAGAAAGATTGCATAATTTTTCTTTAAAAGTGCTTGACAGTAGGCACAATTTATTATATACTGTAATGGCAACTAAAGGCAAAAGTAGTTAAGAGCTACACAAAGGCAAAGTAGCACTAGCTACACAAACAAAGCAGAACTATAAGTTTTGTTACAAATAAAGGCTAATATAGGAGAAACTAATAATGGCATCTTTAGCAGAAATCCGTGCAAAATTACAAGCACAAGAAACTAAGAGCTCAGGCTCATCACAAGGTGGCGGCGATAACGCTATCTTCACACACTGGAATATTCCAGAAGGCAGTAGTGCAACACTACGATTCCTACCAGACGCAGATCCCGACAACACTTTCTTTTGGAAAGAACGTCAGATGATCCGTCTATCATTTCCAGGTGTAAAAGGCGGCGACGAAAACAAACCAGTTACAATACAAGTACCTTGTGTTGAAATGTGGGGAGATACATGTCCAGTACATGCAGAAATTCGTCCTTGGTTTAAAGACCCTACTATGGAAGACATGGGTCGTAAGTATTGGAAAAAGCGTAGTTACATTTTCCAAGGCTTTGTAACACAAAGTGATCTACAGGAAGACTCAGTACCTGAGAATCCTATTAGACGTTTTGTTATTTCACCTCAAATTTATAAAATCATTAGTTCAGCATTAATGGATCCTGAATTCCAGGAAATTCCTACAGACTATGAAGCTGGTACAGATTTCGTAATTAAGAAATCTACCAAAGGTCAATATGCTGACTATTCAACATCTAATTGGGCTCGTAGAGAACGTAGTTTAGATCAAACAGAACGTGATGCAATTGCAACACACGACCTGCACAATCTAAATGACTTCTTACCTAAGAAGCCTGATGCAGAACATCTAAACGCTATCTTTGAAATGTTTGAAGCAAGTGTTGATGGACAGTTGTATGATCCAGAACGTTTTGGTCAGTACTATCGTCCATATGGTGTAGATGCACCAGCTACTACAGGAGCAAAACCTGTTGCAGCGGCAACTACTCCAACACCAGCACCGGCGCCAGCACCAGCGGCACCAGTTGTTGAACAAGCAACAGCACCGGCACCAACAGCAGTTGATATGACGCCAGAACCAGAAATGGCAACGGCAGCACCAGCAGTTGAAGGGCAAGCAAGTGCTCAAGACATTTTAGCAGCGATTAGAAATCGTAAGCAATAAGTAATATAAATTGAGTGGGGGTCCTTAGTGCCCTCACTTTAACATAGGAGAAAAAACATTATGGCAAGACCATTTGACGTAAGTAAATTCCGAAAAGCTATTACTAAAAGTGTTCCTGGGTTAAGCGTAGGCTTCAATGACCCTGACACTTGGATTAGTACAGGAAATTACACACTAAACAAACTTATCAGTAACGAATTTGACAAAGGAATTCCACTAGGTAAGGTAACTGTTCTAGCAGGAGAATCAGGCGCAGGTAAATCGTTTATCGCGGCAGGTAATGTAGTTAGATCAGCACAAGAACAAGGCATATTTGTTATTCTAATTGACACAGAAAATGCATTAGATGAGAAATGGCTACACGCACTGAATGTAGATACTACACCAGAAAAACTATTAAAACTTAACATGAGTATGATTGATGATGTTGCTAAAACAATTAGTGACTTTATGAAGGATTACAAGGCAGAATATGCCGAAGCAGAAGACGAAGACAGACCTAAGGTATTGTTTGTAGTTGACTCGTTGGGTATGTTACTAACACCTACTGATGTTGATCAGTTTAACAAAGGTGATATGAAAGGTGATATGGGTCGTAAGCCTAAAGCACTAACTTCATTAGTTCGTAACACAGTTAATATGTTTGGACAGTACAATGTAGGACTACTAGCAACTAACCATACATATGCATCGCAAGATATGTTTGATCCAGATGATAAGATCTCAGGTGGACAAGGCTTTATCTATGCATCAAGTATTGTTATTGCAATGCGTAAACTTAAACTAAAAGTTGATGCAGACGGTAACAAAACATCACAAGTATTTGGTATTAGAGCAGCATGTAAAGTAATGAAATCTCGTTACGCTAAACCATTTGAAAGTGTACAAGTTGAAATCCCATATGAAACAGGTATGAGCCCATACAGTGGCTTGACTGACTTCTTTGAAGCAAAAGGTTTGTTAAAGAAAAGTGGAAACAGTTTAGAATACATTAGCCCGGTAACAGGTGAAGTAATTAAAATGTTCCGTAAACCTTGGAATGCAAATAAGGACGGCGCATTGGATATCGTCATGTCAGAATATGACAATGATGTAGCTGATGCAGAAGAAGAAATTATGGATAACATTGAAGAAAATACAACGGAGGTGGTAAATGAATCTTGATGAAGGAGATTTTGAGTTTATTTTTAATTTATACGATGAAGCATCAAACTTTATAGCTGATAAAGATAAACCAGACTTTGCTCGAAGAACAATATACCAGCTTCTCGACTTCGGGTTTGAACTAAAACCGGCATATAAAGAAATATCTGATCATTGCGAATACTTAGGTGAGGCACTTGAAGAACACTTATCGCAAGAAGAAGAAGAAGAAGATGTTTTTGACGAATACAACGAAGATGACGAGGAGTTAGAATACTAATGAGTGTATGGTATCGTAAAGTTACAGCAAATTTAGGAGAGATAGTTGCGGCTATCTCTCATTATGAAAAGCAAATTGATGAAGCACGATTTGAGTGTAGTATGAAAGGTGTACTAGAAAAGCAGAGCAGAGATATGCCTGGTATTGTAGAACATCGATTTAATCAATTACAAGAAGTAGAAGCAATACTTGAGTTTCTACATACTGAAATGCGTACATTACGATCCAAAACATTTCGTAAGTTTTTAGAAAACTACAATAAA